CTGTTAAAGTACTTGCTAATGACACATTGATTACTGGAATTCTAACAAGTGCAACCGCAGGAACAAAATATTATTGGTCAGGAACATCATGGACAACAAACTTCGGTTCATTTTCTTCTGGTGAATACATATGGACGGGCGGAGTTGCTAAGAATGCAACTGATGTTCATGTAGAAGTAGATTATATTGTTCGAAAGTCTTAATGTGATACGAAGAACTTATAACGGGGGGTCATAATGACCCCCTAAATAGTATGGGGATAATAAGTTGTCTGATAGAATTCGACCATTAAAAATAGAAACAACCGAATTTGGCTCACAAAATGATATGGGTTACCCGACAGAAGCTGACCCAAGTGAAGATTACATTGCTATAAAGGGAGTTGCTCTTGAAAATCTATCTACTCACCTTGTTGATATTGTAGATGGTGAAATAACGTTTACTGATCCGGCGAATGGCCAGCGTAAGCTTTCTCGATTAGTTCATCCAAAAATTAAAAACACAGCTGCAATAAATCCAGCAACTTCTGATGATTCTACTCAAGGATATGAGATAGGAAGTATATGGGTTAATACTGCAACCGATGATGTGTTTGTATGTGTGAACGCAGCAGCTGGAAGCGCAATATGGTTGGCACTTGGTAAAATAACAGTAAAAAATGATGGTGTTACCGTACCCGGTGCACCGCATTCTGTTCTAAACATTCAAGGTGAAGACGTTGATTCGATTACTACAACCGGAGATCAAGTAGATGTCACCATTAAATCTGGATTTCAGTCGTTCATTCGAAACATTTTAGTAAATAGTCTTGATATTGAATCCTTAAGGAACGCCGATACGACTAATATTCTTTCATATTTTGTGGATTCCTTTGAAAATGATGAAGAAGTGGATGGATCGTCTACGAATTTTAGTATTCAAGATGGCTATGCAAGCTTGCGACAAGGTGGAGATTTTTCTTTTGTTAAAACCACAAAAGCACAATGGGATGAAGGTACATTTACTGATACCGAAAGTTTTGATGATGTTGGTGGTAATGGGGCTATTAGAAAAGAAGCATTAGTTATTGGTGGTATTACGGTAGCCGAAAATTTTGAGGACATAAGCAATGTTAGTACCTCTACAACCGGAACCACAACTCTTTCTCAGTCGGACGCGCCAGGAACTGTTTTTGAAGGTACCAACTCTCTTGAAGTTGACATTAATTTTTCTGGAGCATCGCTAACAGAAACCTCTAATACAGAAATTGATCTTGGAGTTGGTGGTGTAGATGTTTCGGCCGAAAGTCTTCTAAATATCCATGTCCATAAAGGGTGGGAGAAGGTAATTAATTTTGAAGTTGAGTTAGAAGACACAACTGGTAATATATATACGTATCCTTCTCAAGTATTATCTCAAGATTCAGTCTACCAAAGAATACAATTTGACATAACCGATTCTTTTCCTACAATTACAGAGACAGCACTTCGGTATATACGACTAATTCTTGACGAAGATGAACCGGACCAAACAGAGATTGAGGTAATAGGACAATTAAACGGTGATAATGTTCTTCTCAATAGCTCCAATTCCTATTATCAAACATTTTCCCTGGCGCAAACAACTGATGTTGACAGAATTTTAATAAGGGCGAGATGGAGTAAAGGAACTGCGGAAGCCCCTCTTAATGTTGCATTACAAACAAATGGTGGTGTTACATTAGCATCGAATAGTTTGGCCACTGGTTCTGGAAGCGGAACTTTTACTGAATACACACTTGCATTAGCGACAACTACTCTTACTGCTGGAACTACATACAGAGTAAACGTATCTTGTCCAGAACCAGCTAGTCCTCCTGGTCAGTCAAACGCTTGGGAAATTCATATTGATACTACCAATTCCTACGCCGGCGGCGAATTATTTACTGGCGCAGGAACAGGAACGGGTGATGACCTTCATTTTACTTTGTTTAGTCCTCCAGTAATCGAAACAATATATTTTGACGAAATCGAATTTGAGTCTTCATCGACATATGAAGCAACTGGCTCCTGGTTAAGCGAGGAAGTTGATTTGGGATTGACTCCTAACGCATTTGATGATTTATTTTGGACAGAAGTAGGAACTGAAGACGACGTTGAGGTTCGATTCAGAACTGCCTCAACCTCAGGCGGACTTTCAACAGCAACTTGGAGCTCCTGGTATACAAATCCGTTAACTAATAATGTTGGAACAATTACACCACAGAAATGGGTTCAATTTGAGATCCAATGGATTAATGGAACTTCTGGTGCAACAACTACTGTAAAGGATTTAACTATTGAATACTCTGTTGATGCGGGAACGGGAAGTGCGACAGTAATCTCAGAAGTCGCCAATACTTCTGCGGCTCCTCAAACGTTCGTAATGATTTGGGAAGAAGTCTTAGGAAGTGGCTCAATCAATTATTCAATATCTCGCGACGGAAAAACTAATTGGCAATCAGTTCCAGCCGGAGATTTGGGCAAAAAATCAGACTTTACCGTTGCTTCTGGAACACAAGTTCATATAAGAGCAATAATTAGTGGTAACGCAAGGCTTTATGGCTGGGGTGCTGCTTGTGATGAAGAATTTATTTAGGGGATAACATGAGAAAGGTTTATAAAGCTGCAAAACCATATTCAACAGATGACCAAGGAAACTTGGTAGTTAGTGCTAATACCCAAAAAGATATTCTTGGTAAGTGGGTCGTTAGAAGCGAATCAAGAATTAGTGGGTTTGACGTTATATTTACTGGTGCCGGAGACCAAATGTCTGGTGATATGGAAATTGGTGGTGGTACTGAATTCGTTTTTGATTTTTCCGATGCGAGCCAACTTATAGATGCACCAGCCGGATATAAAAGAGCGAGAATAGATTGGCAATTTAATGATAGTATTTTTATCAAAGAAGGAACCATCTATTTCTATAATATGCCGAAGGGTAGTTACATCGATATGTATATTGTTTGTCCTCAAGGGTATCCATATGCTTATAAAGTTCATGGAAGACCAGAAGAGGATTATGCAAAAATGGAATATGCTAATGCTACCGATGGAGAAGTTGTTATTCAGCATTGGGTCTTAAAAAATCACTTAGAGGGAAATTGCCCAATGGGGGATGAATTTAATACTGAATCAGCCGCTGATACAGCACCTCCAACACATTACGTATGGCGAGCTGAAATTACTGTTCCAGAAGTTACCAATTGGGAAGAATCTCATGGACATTGGACATTAGAGCTTTATAGACCAAGTAGTGTCTATTTTGCAGACCCTAATTAAGATTGGAATAGTCTATGTTAAGAATCTTTACTGTATTTACCAATAATGGAACACCTCAAACTGGTCTATCACCAACAATTGATATTCGTACAGCTAACGGAACGCTTGTAATCAATAATGCTACTATGACTGAGGTTGGCGGCGGTGGTTATAGATATGATTTTACTTCATATAACGGAGGAATAGATTATCTATTTGTCGCTGATGGAGGGTCAACACTATCAGATAGTGATAGGTATCAATATGGCAGTAACGAATTTGCTAGTGTATGGGATGAAGAAAAAAGTGAACATACCAATTCGGGAACATTTGGTGAATCTGTCAACACTATTGAAGCAAATACTGAAAGGTTGCGAGATATCGAAGAGGGAAACTGGAGAATTATTGGTACACAAATGATATTTTATGACCGAAGTAATGCAGAAATTTTTAGATTCAATCTCTTTGATTCATCAGATTCTCCAAGCAGCGATGAAGTGTTTAGTAGGGTGAAGGTTTAATGAATGCCCAATACGATAGTTACCAGGGGTCTTGGTTATAAGCAACAACTAGTAACAATGGGATATGGTGGAACATTAGTCGTTGTAGTAGTTCCACCCACCGGTGGTGGGCCAACGATATTTGAGCCTTACTATGGCCCTCTTATTCCTGGTGCTAATGTTCCTATACAGACTCGTACCATAACAATTCCAGCTGAAGACAAAACTATAACAGTTGATGTGATATTAGTTTCAGGTTCACACGAAATTAATGTCGATGCAATATTGCAAGATGATAAATACAAGTATGACCAAATAAAGGTTTATTCTGTAGATGAGGTAGAGTTCCTATGATGAATATAAAAGCAGATAAAGAGTTTAACCTTAGTTTCAAGGTCAATGTTGAGGGTTCGAACGAAAAGCCGGATGTACGCTTCGCTTTCGTTATGCCCAATGGTGTTAATATATCATTTCCGGGTCAGTATAATGGCAACGATATGGTTGAAGTATCACTTCCAAGCCTTGAAAGTCTCGGACTGTTCAATGAAACCTCCTCGATAAATGCGAAACTTGAAGTAATTGTCGAGAATAACTATTTTGTTCCTTGGAATGACACCATCGGAATACGCCATCCTGTTCGTGTTTCAGCGGAATCAGTAGAGTACGATAAACAAGAAACATTGGACGAAACAGCACACGCTATTTCAAGTGGACCAGTAGTTACATACAAAAAATCAGGTGAGGAAAGTTTTTCACCCGCTGAAAAACTCAAGAGGGTGAAAAAAGACAAAAAGGGATTCTTCACTGAAGAAATCATAAACGGTGTACTCTACCGAAAGTATAGATAACCAAAATGGCAACAAAAGCAATCTTCAACCACACAGATGTACCAGTAGAACAAGACCTTCTTGAAGATTTGATTATCGAGTCCATTCAGATTTACGGGCTTGATATGTACTATCTTCCACAGAACACAACTAAGCTTGATACTCTCTTTGGTGAAGATGCTGGAACGACTATGTACACACAAGCGTATCCAGTGGAGATGTATGTCAAGAATGTTGAGGGTTTCGAAGGTGACGGTAACTTTCTTCAGCAGTTTGGTATGGAAATTCGTGACCAAGTAACATTTACTGTAGCGCGTTCTCGGTTTGATGACTTGAATACGGGACTTGAAATGCCGAATGAAGGAGACCTTATATGGTTTCCCGTGACACAGAGTATGTATCGTATTCAGTTTGTTGAGCACGAATCTATTTTCTATCAACTTGGTAAACTTCATACATATGACATACAGTGTGAACTCTTCGAATTCGCTGATGAACTGTTTATGACAGGAGTGCAGGAAATTGACCAATATGGTCTCGATATTGCACAAGGACGCACATTTGAACTAATCACAGGAAGTGGAACATATCTGACGGGTGAATATGCATATCAAGGCTCTGACTTTGATTCGGCTTCTATGAAGGGAGTTGTAAAGAACTTCACTACAAGTGGAGCTCCCGAAATCGAAATGATTAATGTTACTGAAACTCCTGCAAGTGGTGTTACTCTTATTGGTGTTGATTCAGCTGCATCGTGGACTGTTAATATGCCAATTACAAACATTGAAGAGAATGAACTCTCAGCGATTGATGATTCTGATTCTGGTGATAACTGGGCTATTGAGCAAGAAGCTGAAGGATGGATTGATTTTTCCGAAGAGAATCCATTTAGTGAAGAGACTTACTAAGGAATGATATAGATGTTTCAACATTTTGAGAACAAGATTATACGAAAACTAACAGCTGTCTTTGGTACGCTCTTCAATGATATAAAGATTAAGCGCTACAATGCAAGTGGTGATGTCACTGAGACGATGACAGTTCCTATAGCATATGCTCCAAAGCAAAAATGGTATCAAGCTGTATTTGCTGGAAATGATAATCGACCAGATGGCGGTGGATTTGCCCTTAAAGTTCCAGGTATGGGATTTGAAATGACCAGTATGCTGTTTGATACGACTCGTAAGCTGAACAAAATGAATAAGATTCGGCAGGGAAACCTAACTGATGGTTCATTGGTAACTGGATATATTGGAGCACCTTACTCTGTAGACTTTGTTTTGTACGTTTTTGCAAACAAGACTGCTGATTGGACTCAAATCATTGAGCAAATCTTTCCATACTTCAATCCGACTTTCAATGTACCAATACGAATCGTTCACAATGAAGCAAACGACCAGTATGTGGTACAAGATGTCCACGTTACGCTGACTTCAAGCTCTCCCGACCAAAATATGTATGGCGACTTTCGCACGCGAGATACTTATACTTGGAGTCTATCGTTTACTATGAATGTCAACTTTATGGGTTCATTCAATGAACCCAAAGATATCATTGCGGGTGCTCAAGGTGGAGGAGTTGACCCAGCAATATTAATCAACTTCTATAACGATGATAGGGGTGACTTGACGATTCTACCAAATGATGAACCCGTTTCGACAATAGAACTTCCATAACATAGGATATATTATGAGTAGTGAATATGATGATAGCAACGATAGAGAAAGCTTAGAGCATAATGCGATTGATATTTCTGAATATGATATTGGAGACTTCGAAGTACCGAAGTTGCCAGATGCTCATGTACCCGTTTCCAGTGGAATAAGCGAAGACTTACGGGGAGACTACACACGTGCACGCAAGGTGTACTACACACTTGTACAGCGCGGCCAAGATGCACTTGAGAATCTAATACAAGTCGCTTCACAAAGTGAACATCCCCGAGCATATGAAGTTGTCGCACAGCTTATAAAGACGATTACAGACACAAACGACCGCATCATTTCTTTACAGGAACAAATGCGCAAGATTGAAAAGCAGTCACTTGAGAACCAAAACATAGAGGGAAATTCTCAGCCTGGAAAGAATAACAACTATACTCAAAATAATACGATACTTGTAGGTACAATGAAAGACTTTCAGGAGATGGTGAAGAAAGCAACAAACCAAGATTACTCTAATCGTGGAAAGCCAATCGAAGGTTCTGCTGAAGAGAATGGTGAAGATTAATGGCTCAGATTGTTCCAGATACAGTTAAAAAGTCTAATGAAGTACAAGAAATTACAAAAGAGCAGGCTGCTGAATACCTCAAGTGTGCTCAGAACCCAGAGTATTTCATTGAGACATACGTAAAAATCACTGATGTTGATGTTGGTACTATTCCATTCAAGATGTATGGATATCAAAAGGATATGTTATGGAATTACTATAAACATCGTTTTAATATCAATCTTCTTTCAAGACAAGCTGGAAAAACATCAATCGTCTCAGCATATGCTATTCACCACGTATTGTTTGCTGATCGTAAGGATGTTAAAATTCTTGCAAACAAGTATGATAATGCTAAAGGTATCCTTGACCGTATTAAAAAGACATATGAGTTACTTCCAAGATGGTTACAACAAGGTGTTTTAGCCTGGAATGCAAGCTCATTAGAACTGGAAAACTACAGCAAGATTAGTGTCGGTACTACAACTGAAGACTCTGGTCGTTCATCTTCTATCTCATTGCTGATATTGGATGAGTTTGCGTTTGTTCGAAACACGATTGCAAACAACTTTTGGTCTGCTGTATATCCGGTCATATCAGCTGGACAGAACACAAAGGTCATTATTGTATCAACTGCAAATGGGCTGAACCTCTTTTACAAACTGTGGAGCGATGCAGTTAACGAAAAGAACTTCTTTGTTCCATATGAAGTATCCTGGCACGATGTACCCGGTCGTGATGAAAAGTGGCGCAAGCAAACAATCGCGAATCTTGGTGGTGATGAAGACCTATTTCGTCAAGAATACGAAAATGACTTCATTGGTAACTCAAATACTCTCATTCCGATATCAACGCTTAAGCAACTAACATTCAGTCAACCAATCGAGAACAAAGAGAGTTATCGTATATATGAGAGGCCTCGAAGAGACCGTATCTATTTCATAACTGTTGATGTATCGCGGGGCGTCGGAAACGACTTCTCAACAATGCAAGTATCTGATATTACTGACTATCCATACAGGCAAGTCGCTGTATATCGAAACAACCGTATTGAACCCGTAATATTTCCCACTGTTATTGAGAAGTGGGCTAAACAGTGGAATAATGCATTTGTACTCATTGAAGCAAATGATATAGGTGAAAGTGTTGGTGATACGCTTCATCAAGACCTTGAGTATGAGAACATTATGCTTGTTTCACATCAAGGCCGAGCAGGGCAACGCCTCGGGGGTGGGTTTTCCAAAATGGTACGCTCAGGTGTTATGACTTCAAAGCGTACTAAAAATATCGGTGTAACACAACTGAAAACCTTGGTGGTTAACCAACAGTATATCATACAAGATTTCATGACTATCGAGGAACTTTCTACATTTGCTCGTAAAGGCGACTCATATGAGGCCGAAGAAGGGGCTCATGATGACCTTGTAATGCCACTTGTTATTTTCGGGTGGGCAACACAAGAACCATACTTTAAGGAAATGACTGACCAAGACTTGCGTGTTGAAATCGAAGCTCAACGCGAAAGTGAACTAATGGAAACTGTACCAGCCTTTGGATTCATTGAAGATGGTACAGATGAAGATGATGGTTGGGAAACAGTTCAATCACAATCCTTTAGTATCGGCATATAAAGTCAACAGACCAGATATGATAAATAACTATAGGTTTGGATTTTTGTGACCTATTAGGAAACTGAGTAAGGAGAATATACATGGCACTTGTTAGTCCTGGTGTAGAAACACGCGAAATTAGTACAGGTGGAGGAGTTCAAGCTCCCGGTTCGTCACCTGCTGCCATTGTTATTGATGCAGAATGGGGACCAGTTGGAGAACGGGTTCTTATTGTCAATGAAACTGAACTTGTAAGCAACTTTGGAGAACCTAACGATACAAACGCAAAGCGCTGGTTTAGTGCAGCAAACTTTATGTCATATGCTGGTGCACTTTATGTGACACGAGCTATTGATGATACAACTGCCCTAAATGCAACGGATGAAGGTTCTGGTCTGCTTGTCAAGAATGATGATCACTTTGAAACTGTAGCCGCATCTGGTGTTCAGTTTATTGCTCGATACCCAGGAGCAATGGGAGATAGCATTCAAGCTCATGTTTGTGATGCTGAAGCCAACTTTGATGGGTGGGTATATGAAGATGAATTTGATAGTGCGCCCGGAACTTCTGATTATGCCGCAAAATACGGCTCATCAGCTGATGAAATGCATGTTGTAATTACAGATGAAAATGGATTGATAACAGGAACACCTGGAAGCATACTTGAGACATTTGGTTATATTAGTAAGGCTTCGGATGCAAAATCAGCAACTGGTGGAAACAATTACTATAAAGATGTTATTAATGAAACTTCTCAATATGTTTATGTTGGAGATGAGCCATTTGAAACTGTTGGAGTTGGTGAAAATGCTTATGGTGACCCAGCAAAGAGCTCACCTGCACAAGCATATGCTTCTGGAACTGCTGTAATCGCACTGTCACTTTCTGGCGGTGTTGATGGAACACCATCAACAGGAGATTTTGTTACTGCGGTTAGTATCTTTGCTTCACCTGAAGATGTAGAGATTTCTGCAATTATTACACATGATGGTGGAGAGACAGTCGGAGATACTACATCTGTACTTGTTGGAGCTGCAACTACAATTGCAAATAATCGAAAGGATTGTATGGTTGTTGCATCACCAATGACATTGGATTCAACTGGTGGCGTTGCAGTAGACCCACTTTCACAAGTTAATGATTATACTTCTGCGTTAACTCGAAGTTCATATGTTGTTGTTGATTCTGGATACAAATACCAGTATGACCAATATAATGACAAGAATCGATGGATACCTTTAAATGGAGATATTGCTGGTCTTATGTCACGCCTTGATAGAGACTATGAACCATGGTTTTCTCCTGCTGGATTCAGCCGAGGTAATATTCAGAACATTGTCAAGCTTGCGTGGAACCCAGACCAGGCTGATCGAGATGCACTATATAAGAATAGCGTTAACCCGATTGTTAACTTTCCTGGTTCAGGAGTGATTCTGTATGGTGATAAGACATTTGTTAGCAAACCTGGACCGTTTGATAGAATCAATGTTCGAAGATTGTTCATTGTTGTCAAGAAAGCTGTTAAGAGCTATTCACAGGGACTTCTATTTGAACTGAACGATGCGTTTACACGCTCACAGTTCACTAACGCTGTGAATCAGTACCTTTCAAACGTACAAGCTCGACGAGGACTTGAGGAATTCAAGGTTATTGCAGACACCTCAAACAATACTCCACAGGTACTCAATAACAAACAATTTGTTGGTGACATTCTGATTCGACCTTTGAATTCAATCAACTTTATTCGATTGAACTTCGTTGCCGTAAGAGCAGGAGTCGAATTCTCAGAAATCGCTGGATAATAATAGGAGAAAGACATGGCGTTTAGCGTAACAGATTTTATTTCTAAAGCTCAAGATGGAGCGCGACCGACGCTGTTTGCTGTTACAGTAAACTGGCCGACAAGTGTTGCAGCTCTTGGAGCTGCTGTAAGAGCACCATTTCTCATAAAAGCAGCTTCAATACCAGAAATGACTCTTGGTGTAATTGAAGTACCATATATGGGAAGAAAAGTTAAGGTTGCTGGTGATAGAACATTCAGCGAATGGTCAACAACTGTAATCAATGACGACCAATATACTGTTCGAACGGGGATTGAAAATTGGAACAATGCGATTAACGGTTTGCGGTCAAACGCTCCATCAGTTCCAACTCCACTTGAATATCGAACAACTGCAAATGTAATTCAGTTCGATAGTCGTGGAAATCCAATTCGAACTTATACTTTCGAAAACATTTGGCCTCAAACTGTAGGGTCGATTGACCTATCTTGGGAATCAAATGATACGATTGAAGAGTTTGAAGTAACTTGGGCATATGATTACTTCACCTCAACTGGTGTCATTGGAGAAATTGGTGAAGCAATTGGAAATCTACTTCCCGATTCACTTGGATAATCATATTCCACTACCATAAATCCACAATTCTTGTAGGGCCTAAATAGCTTAGACGCCCTACAAGAATTTTTGGAGTATAAAGCATGCAGCTTTTTGGTTACGAAATCAAGAAAAAGAAAAACGATGAAGCAGAACAGTACCTCAACTCTCCTATAGAGCCAGAAGAGGATGGAGCTAGTAATGTATCCGGTGCTGGAGCATGGGCTCAAGCTTTTTCATTTGCAAATGTTGACTATTCTTCAGAAGCAGATTTGATAAAAAAGTATCGAAGTGCTCTTTTGACACCAGAAGTTGAATCTGCAGTTGACCAAATTGTCAATGATGCGATAATCACAGACGAAAGTCAAAAGGCTGTTCAACTCGAGTTTGAGGGTGGTTCAAACATTAGTAGTTCATTAAAGAAACGAATATTAGAGGAATTTGACTATCTATACAATCTGTTGAATTTTCAAGAAAACGGATATGAATACTTTCGTAGTTGGTACGTAGATGGTCGACTTGCTTTCTATAAGAATGTCGATACACAAAAGAAAACTATTCGTTCAATACAGACGATTGACCCACTGAAGATTAAGAAAATCAAAGAGATACACCAAGACAAGCAAAAACAAGGTGTGCCTTTGATTACAGATATCAATGTCTACTATGAGTATGCACGAAATGGATTTGCTTCTGGTTCTGGTACTACTAAGAATGCTGTTCACTTAACAGACGAATCCGTTACCTATGTAACTAGTGGTCTTCTCAGTGATGACCGCAAGTATACACTTTCACACCTACATAAAGCAATCAAGCCAATCAACCAGTTGAATATGATGGAAGATGCGATTGTAATATACCGTATCTCTCGTGCGCCTGAGCGTCGAATATTCTATATTGATGTTGGGAACCTTCCACGACAGAAAGCAGAGCAGTATGTGAAGGATATTATGAACCGGTATCGTAACAAACTGGTTTATGACCCTAAGACTGGTGAAATTAACGATAAGCGTAAATACCAAACAATGTTGGAAGATTACTGGCTACCACGAAGAGAAGGTGGTAGAGGTACTCAAGTAGATACTCTTCCAGCTGGTCAGGCGATGAATCAAATCGAAGACCTTGAGTACTTCCTTCGAAAAGTCTATAAAGCTCTTAATGTTCCATTCACTCGGTTTCAAGGTGAGAATCCAGCATTTGCTGCGCGAGCGACTGAAGTTACAAGAGATGAATTGAACTTCGCACGATTCGTTCAAAGGTTGCGTAGTCGATTTGCACATATCTTTTATGATATGCTGAAGACGCAGCTAATACTGAAAAAGATTATCAATGAGAGTGAATGGACTCAGATTAAGAATGAGTTCTACTTTGATTTCAATAAGGATTCATACTTTCAAGAAGCCAAAGACGCAGAGCTTCTACAACAGAGAATGCAAGTGCTTCGTGATATCAATGAATATCGAGGTACTTACTTCTCAACTGATTATATAATGAAGAATGTGTTGCGTATGTCTGAGGATGAAATCAAAGAGATGCGAGAACAAATAGACAAGGAAAAGAAATCCGGTATCATTCCGAAAGAGGATGAAGGCGGAGGAATGTTCTAAGGTAGCTATGATACCTAAATATAGTCAGAGGAATGCATTATGTCCAAAATGAAGAAAATTGTCAACGATATTAAGAACCGAAAACTAAATGACGCAAGAGATAGCATTCGTCAAGAGCTACAAAATCGCTCATATGATGCAATTCAGAATATGAAGCCAGAAGTAATGAAGAATGCTTTTGGTGAAGAAACCGAAGAATTAGAAATTGACGAAGGCATAGCAAGCAAGATGAAAAGAGCTGCTAACAAAGCTCTTTGGTGGGACAAAAAAAATTCATCGCCCAAGCAAATTATGAGTAAAATAAAACAAATGTCAGATGAAGATTTGTTACTAATAAGGAGACATGCTGACGAGAATCCAGCAGAAGCTTCCGAACGCGATTTTCAAATAAAGACTATCAATCGGGAAATAAAAAAACGCGGATTGAAAGTTGAATCTAAATCTGAAGTAATGAAGAATGCTTTTGGTGAAGAAACCGAAGAACTTGATGAAGCAACTAGAAACCTTACTAAGGTCGATAAGAAAACGATTGATGCTTTCTACAACAAGAAAGAAGACGATAAGAGTTTTCTGGTTAACTCTACCGGAAAAGTATTGAAGAAAGTCGGTTTTGCTGGAGCACAGGACATTGCGAAGTGGGAAGGTGGAAAAGTTAAGATTGTTGGAACGCTTGATGACAAATCTTCACAGGCAATTGTCAACTATATCAAAAAGACATTTCCGAAAAACCTGGTAACGGAAGAAGCTGAATCACTTGATGAAAAAAAGATTGGTAAACGATATCAGTTCGTTGTCCCCGAGACAGATGTTCCCAAGATGAAAAAGTACCTAAAAGATGCTGAAATGGAATACGATATTGGCACAGAGGGTAATAAGGCTGTCTTTGATATTGATGTGATGGATCAAGAAGAGCTTGATATAATCAAGAATGACCTTAAAAATGAAAGGGTTCGCTTTTCGATCATGAAAGAAGAAATACAAGAAGCAAAGATGAGCAACGCAGAAGTATTGGACGCTGCTAAGACACTTGCGAAGAATGCCAAAGACGAAAAGACGAAAAAGTTTGCACAAGGCCTTGTTGATTACTACAACGAAAATGATTCATTCACGCCAGACCAGGTTTCGGGTTTACAGAACATTATGAAGAATGCTGGTTTTCAGATGGCGAAAGAATCTGTAGAACTTGATGAAATGAAAGCAAAGACAACCGCTGATAAACATATGGAAAAGATTGCTCGCGATGTTCTAAAGAATCCAAGCAAAGCAGCAATTATGGGCCCATATGGACCAGATGAAGCAGCAAAAAAACTAAAGAAGATTGGATATACAGATAAAGAAATATCCAAACTTAGAGGATAGTATGCCAACTCCTAAAAAGGGTGAAGAAAAACAAGAATTCATTAGTAGATGCATTTCTTATATGCACAAAAATGAAGATGATAAGTATCCCGATGATGACCAAAAGACTGCTATTTGTTATTCTATGTGGGATCAAGCAAATGAGTCTACTGAGAAGTCTTTTGCTGACTTTATGTCAGAAGCAAGCTTCAAACGTGTGAATAGAGTTAGAGGTGGAAAGCTTCAGAAGCGCAAAAAGGTTGCTTCAAAACCTGGTTACAAAGTAAAAGACGGTAAAGTCGTTAAGATGAAGGCTTCCGAAAAGCTTGCAAGAAAAAGAGCTGCAAAGAAATCTGCCAGAAAGCGAAAAGGTAAGAAATCTCAAATTGCTCGAAAGACAAAGAAATCAATGAAGCTTCGAAAGCGAAGAGGACTATAACCCATGAAGTTTATAAGACAGTACATTTCTGAGGAGCATATCGAACCTATTATTGAAGAGAGCGCTGATAGTTCTTCTAAAGATTACTACATTCAAGGTATCTTCATGCAAGGGGATACTGAAAATCGCAACAAGAGACTGTATCCTACTAACGTTGTCGCAGAGCAAGTTAGTGAGTATACGGAAAAATTCATTAGTAAAAAGCGTGCTCTTGGAGAACTTGGCCATCCAACTGGACCTCAAATCAATCTTGACCGTGCTTCTCATATGATTACTGGAATTACACAAGAGGGTTCTAACTTTATTGGTAAGGCTAAGATTCTTGATACTCCATATGGTAAAATCGTGAAGAACTTTATCAATGAGGGAGTAATGCTTGGTGTATCTTCTCGTGGCCTTGGTTCTGTAAAGACAAATAAGAGTGGAATCTCAGAAGTTCAAAATGACTTTCGCCTATCTACGATTGATATTGTTGCTGATCCGTCAGCACCCGATGCATTTGTTGAAGGCATTATGGAGAACTATGACTGGTACTACGATAACGGAATTCTTAAGGCTCATGAGATTGAAAGTGCTCAAAGCCAGATAAAGAATACAAACTCAAAAGACTTGCAGGAAACGAAAATTGAACTATTCAAGCGTTTTCTCGAAGCTCTTTAATAACCCAAAACTGGTAAATGTATAAATACCTTTAGGAGAGATTAATATGGATATCACTAAACTGCTAGAGCGTTTGCAGGGCGTTCTTGAAAATGCAAATGAGAACGAACTGAGAAAATCTTTCCCAAGCATCGCCGAAGCTTTGGACATTGATACAGCTGAACTCAGTGAAGATAATACTGACGAAATGGTTCAGGCTATCAAGACTGCTGTTGAAGCAGTAGAAGAGGATGACGCTGAGGCTGTTGTAGAGGAAATTGAGAAGTTTTTCGTCGATGAAGAAACTGATGAATCTGAATCAGATGAACTGGATGAACAAGATTCTGAAGATGACGATGAAGAAGATGATGATGAAGACGAAAAAGAAGAGGAGTCTTATTCTAAGAAAAAGAAGAAGAAGAATGAAGACTTCTATGTTTCAGCTGAAGACCTTGATGTTTCTGAGGATGTTAATGCAATCTTTAACGGCGAGGAGCTAACAGAGGAGTTTCAGGAAAAGGCAAAGACTATTTTTGAGACTGCTGTTGTACGTAAGGTCAATGAAAAGGTCGAGCAAATCATTGAGGAATTTGATGATATGCTTGAAGAGAAGACTCAGGAACTGGAAGAGTCTTATGCTGGAAAGATTGATGAATATCTTAACTATGTAGTGAACGAGTGGGTTGAAGAAAACCGACTTGCAATCACTAAGGGCATTCAATCAGAGATGACCGAATCCTTTATCGATTCACTTAAGAGTGTATTTGAGGACCACTATATTGAGGTTCCAGAGGAAAAGGTTGATATGGTAGAGGAGCTTCAGAATAAGGTTCAAGAACTTGAATCTGGTTTAAATGAAGCACTTGACCAGAATGCTAAACTAACACAAGAACTTCGGGAGTCTTCAAAAGAAGACGCCATTGAAGATACGATGGAAGGTCTAACTGACTATCAGAAAGAGAAGCTTCGTTCACTGCTTGAGGGAATTGAAGTAGAAGAGACTGATAAGGACTTTTCAGGATTCAAAAAGAAGGCAACCATTGTTCGCGAAAACTATTTTCCTTCAGAGGAAACTCTGAATGAAGAAACCGTGGACGATGAACCTGCTGACAATTCATACAGTGAGGATGATCTGAATGAAGGAGTCAACAAATATGCTCAAGCACTTTCTCGAATGACTTGGAGAAAATAATAAGGGAGTAAAGCTATGAATATTAAAGCACAGCACCTAATCGAGAAGTGGGGTCCTGTTCTGGACCACGATGAACTTCCTAAGATTAGTGATAACTGGAAAAGAACTGTAACAGCAATGATGCTGGAGAATCAGGAACGGGACAACAGAGAGCAGGGAAGCGAGCAAAGTCTTCTTGAAGCTGCTCCTGCAACGAACACTGCTGGTGTTCAAAACTATGACCCGGTTCTTATTTCGCTCGTAAGACGAGCAATGCCGAACCTTATTGCGTATGACGTAATGGGTGTTCAACCAATGAATTTGCCTACTGGATTGATTTTTGCAATGCGTGCACGCTACGGCGATACGCAACCGCTTTCAAATCAAACTGAGGCATTCTACAATGAGCCAGATACGGACTTTTCTGCTCCGACAACTGGCGATACTCACGCGGGTACTGATCCTACTGCATCTGGTTATACAACTGGACAAGGTATGGTTACGGCTTCTGGTGAGCAACTTGGAGATGGAACTGCACCTCATATTCCTAATATGGGATTCACCATCGAAAAGATTACCGTTACTGCAAAGACTCGTGCTCTAAAGGCAGAGTATACTACTGAACTTGCACAGGACCTTCGAAACGTCCACGGTCTTGATGCAGAATCAGAACTTGCAAACATTCTTTCAAGCGAAATTCTTGCAGAAATTAACCGAGAAGCAATTCGCTCTATCTATACTGCTGCTTCACCCGGTGCTCAATCTGGTGTAGCTTCAGCGGGCACTTTTGACCTTGATGTTGACTCTTCAGGTCGTTGGTCTGTTGAGAAATTCAAGGGAATGATGTTCCAAATCGAAAGAGATGCTAATGCGATTGCAAAGCAAACTCGACGTGGTAAGGGAAATGTCATTCTGACTTCAAGTGATGTTGCTTCGGCACTTCAAATGGCTGGCGTACTTGATTACGCTCCTGCTATTCAGAATCAACTTGAGGTTGATGACACTGGCTCTACATTCGCTGGTATCCTTAATGGACGCTATCGTGTGTATATCGATCCGTACTTCTCTGGTACAAACAACTATTATGTTGTTGGATATAAGGGAAGTTCACCGTTCGATGCTGGACTGTTCTACTGTCCATATGTACCTCTTCAAATGACTCGTGCAATTGGAGAGAATTCATTCCAGCCTAAGATTGCGTTCCGTACTCGGTATGGAATGACCGGTCAACCTTTTGCGTATACTTCACTTCAGACTGGAGCAACGGATTATGCAATTGATCCGCTTAATCCTACTTACGCTGGAAATAACGTATACTATCGAAAGGTTTCCGTTAAGAATCTAATGTAAGATTGTTCTTTATAGAGGTTTACACCTCATTTAATAAAGAATGTGTTTTTGGTAACCCCCAGGTTGAAGCCTGGGGGTTTTTAGTTAAAAGTACTTGACGTACTAATTACATACCTGTACTATAAGCCCTAAATAGAGTTACCATGGCAACATTAACCGGAAACAACTTCAATCTCAGTAAACACGAAAATGCAACACTTGAGTTCGAAAACCTACCCGAGGTATCATTTTTTGTGACGGTGTTTTCTTTGCCTGGTCTGTCCATTGGTTCTACTGAAATTGCAAACCCATTTCTGAGCTATCAAAAAGAAGGCTCAAAACTAACATATGAAGAATTCACAGTTACTTCATTGATTGATGAAAGCTTTCTTAATTGGCGTAAGATGCGTGAATGGATTCTCGAAGGATATCCACAATCATTTGCTCCAGAACGTATGCAGTACGATACAACACAAGTAACACGGCGCTCAGGGTCACTGATTCTTACGACTAATAATATGAATCCATTTATGACTATTGCATTCAAGAACTTGTTTCCAATCTCACTAAGTTCCGTTCAGTTCGACCTTCAACAAGCAGAGCCCACCGTATTATCATTTGAGAGCACTTTTGTCTATGAGAGTTATTCAATAGAATTGATATCATAATATAATGAAAGGAGTGATATAGTATGAGTCCACAGGACATACACGACCTATGGGAAGTGGATAGTGAGATTAATGGTAATGAACTTGCTCAAGAATCGATGAACATTCCACAGCTTCACGCTAAGTATCTTAAGTTTCTATCAAAAGAAAGAGAGGAACTAAAGAGACTGCGTTTTAAAGTCAAGCAAGTAGAACTTGAGAGAATGGAATACTACACTGGGCGTATGCCCACTGCTAAACTACAACAGAAAAACCTTAAACCATTTCCTCACAAAATACTCAAGAAT